CCGGTCGCCACCCGTCGAGTAGTCAATTGACTATGTAAAATCTCGTCATCGGGCAGTATGGCTTCCATACGGTCGATCTGGCGGGCAGCGTTGAACCACATCTCAGTTCCCCGATTCTGATACCTGTCCGGTTCCTGCGCTCGCCCGCCCAAGTTCACCTGGTGAATCGGCCAACCCATCTCCGCCAACTGATGGCACATCGGTAATCCCAACCCACCCGCATCCCCAAATATCTGCTCAGGTTTCAACCCGGCTTTCTCGAACTCCAACGCAAACCGCGCACAACCGGCCATCGTGTTCGCCTCCCGCCACGCAATCAGTTTGGCAATGCGATTACCAACCCGCATACAAAACACACTCTCATCTCCCGCCGCTGCAAAGTCACACGCCGCAACCACCTCATGACCGTCTTTTATCGGCGGATTATCCAAACACTGCTGCAAACTGTCCCACGGCACCACCAAACCTTCGCCACTCGTCTCCTGGAACTGCCCGAAAATCATCGACTGAATCAACGGATGTTCGCGGCCCCACATCTCGATCTGCTCGTCAATCCAGCTTTGCTTGATATGCGGACAGTCGAACGCGGTCACCGTGTGAAGCTTCCACCACTTCTGTTCTTTAGAGAAAATCTTATAAAACTTCCCCGTGGTGCCGCCCGGCGAACTCATCGCTAGGATGCGATTTGGCTGGATTCGGGCCACCGCCTCGAATAGATCCGAATTTATACTTTTGCATTCGTCTAATACGATGAAAACATTGCCGTGGAAGCCTTCAAACCTACCGGGTTGGTCGGTAGCGAAACCCAAGATCCGCGACCCGTTGTCCATCGTCAGATCGGTCTGGTTGATCTGCATACCGAGTCCCGCCACTTTACTCGCCAATGCCCGGATCTGGGGCCAAAGCTGCTCTTTAACCTGCCGATAAACGCCACTCGTTGTGATGACAATACTCCCCGGGTAGATCAACGCATACCACAACGCCGCTGGTGCCGCTATCATCGCAGTCTTGCCCGACCCGTTCGCCGCTTTCAACGCTACCCGCGCACCGGGTTTGCTCAGATCCAACAGAACTTTCTTCTGCCAGTCGTAAAGTTTTAACCCGAAATATTTCTCAGTAAATACATCGCAGTCCGCGTCTCTTGAGGAGACTCGGGTCGCTGTTTTCGATCCAGCAGGTTTTTCGGATTGTCTTGGTTTCGCGTTCGTCTTTGTTTTTGTTTTGCCCATAGTCACTCACCTCGAACTTTCTAATAAAATCTCCCATCTCATTCGTCAACTTGTACCCCGCCACCACCTCACTCTTCGGGTGGTAGGAAAATAAATAAAACGGACATCGAAACGATTTACTCGCCCACCGCCCAGCTTCCAGTTTGTTCCAACCGACCATCTCTCGCGGGTGATAGCCCAACTCGCACTCCCGACTCTTGATCTCCGCCACCGCTTTGATCACGCCTCCCCGCACAAACATACCGTCGAGGAACGAATACTTGTCATTCGTGTAAACCCAACTGTCGCCCGGATGATTCTCCAAAACGATGTCTACGCATTGCTGTTCCAGTCGGTCTATTGCCATCGCTGCTTCTTCTTCCGATTCGCCACCAGGACGCGGTTACGATCATCGATGTACTCCTGCAACCGGCCCGCCTGCAAAGTCGCCTGAGCGTGATCCTGGTGGTCGTACAACGTCTCATACGGAAACATGCCGCCACGATTCAAACGTACCCCGGCAGGCGACTCTCCCGCCGCCGACCGTACCCATAATCGCCACCGGCCATCGTTCTCGCACCTGACGTAGACTGTCATCGCCTAAATCGTTGCGTGAACCGTTTCCGGTATTCGGGGATGTCCTCCGGGTTCTTCACCGCTCGATCACGCAGTTTCTTGAACTCGCCCCAGGTCAACATCAACGGCACCACCTCACCGTCCGGTTCCTCGATGTAAACCACCCAGTAATCGTTCGCACTGCCGAACTTCCGAACGGTGTTCTCGACCAACACCATTTCGCCTAATCGTTGTCTCGTATCATTCGCCATAAGAACTAAATATCCTCCGCACCACATACCCGCGCCCAAACGATACTCCCGCAAAAACCACACCAACCCCCGCACTCTCACTCATCGCCACTCCATGCCCCAACCAACGGAACACCACATACACCAACCATACGTTAATCAAATATCCCGCCACCACGTTCACCGCACTCTCGATTGCCGCCATGCGCTTCTTTCGCTTGATCGGGAATTGGAAATCGTGGGGGCGCATTAGTCGGGATTCTTTATTTCCGATAAATATGAAACACGGCACTTATCACACCGTACTTCCCACTCGTTTATCGACCGAAAGTAAACCGTTGTGTAATCGCGCCTGCACTTGTTACACCTAGTCGGTGGGCCGGGGGGGCGTGATTTTGGGGTGTGTTCATACAAGAAATCCGTCCAGTGATTCATTCGGTTGATCGTTAGTTGGAATTCGTGGGGGCGCATTAGTCGGTCCAACCGTCTGGAAGATTCACCGCATCAACGCATAACTCGGAATCCCACCCAGACGGTGCGTACCGACTAATAAACGAACTCCGATTCACCCACACCCCCCATCCGCCACACGGTATTTTGTCATAAAGTTTTCTGATCTGGAACAACCTCGAATATCCGTAATCCAAATATATCGGTTGACCCGACCACCACCACGATTTTCGAGGAGTCTTCCACCTAAATGAATCGTACTTGCCTCTGTCCCGATGATCGATGTTCCGCTTGAATCCACTCGCGTCCAACACCCAAACCATCCGCTGCTGAACGTGCTGACAGGTATAAAACAATTCCCGCTCAAGTATGTCATCCGCACTAATCGATGAATGCTGGAACTCGATCACCCCGGCATCTGTCATCACATCCGCCCGATGACAACCGACCACAACCTCCCGACTCTCTTTCGGGAATTCGAGCTTCCAATCCAAATGCCACTCGGTCTCCGGCTCCGACCACGAATCACAATCCCGATTCCGATGCGCCCAATGCCACCGGTTGATCGTCCCGCATTTCGCTATGACCTCATCACCGCAACCCGGACACACCGCACGTTCGTTGGGCGAAGCGGTGACCCGCTCGTTACCGTTCAACGCTAATGTCATTGGTCGGGATTCTCCGTGTGCGATTGTTTTAATGGGGGTGGGGTGTTGGGATTGCTACCCCGGGTCGTTGGGGTACCCCCGGCCTCATTCTCAGCGGAATCGTCGTTGTCGGGTGACGGTTGGGTGACGTTTGAGGATGATGCGTCTGCTTCCTCCGTTCCAATCAGATTCACGGCGGATACTACATCCGTTTCAACTCGCGCAGTCTGCAATCCGGAGAGGAGATCCGCGCTGATCGAGGAGCGAACATGCGTGTTTCGGACATCAACCTTCTTCGACGTTGCGTACTCATCGCTGAACCTGGCACCGAGAAGCTTCATGGCCAAATGACCGTCACCGTTGGCTATGCCATCGTTGACCGTTCCCAACGCAAAAGCCTGGTACTCCGACTCTGCTTGCTGGATAGCCTCCGAAAGGTCGGAGTACCGTTTCATCCAGTCATACAAGTTGCTTTGCGGTATCGCGGCAAGCGCACACGCTCGCATAATCGGCAATCCGGACCGCACGTTCTTCAGCAATGCTTCGATTCGGTCGGGCGTATATCCGGTCCTTCGACCGCACTTCACACCGGTACCAAGCTTACTCTCCTGGTCCGCTCTTGCGGTGAGAACGCTCTTCGGCATCTGTATCGGCGCATTGCGTAGTGCTTCGAGTCGAGATGCTTTGACTTCGTCGCTGACCGTATTCTTGCGAACCGGGACGGCTTTCTTCTTTGCGGTTGTTTTGCGTTTACCGGCCATCGTTAATTATTTCCCAATCGTCGTTGTTATCTTGTACTCATTCATCGTTGATCTTCGTCGCTATTCTTTTCTTCGAGCGCATCGATCCTGCCGATGATAGTGAACAGTTCGTCAAACGCCTTCTGATCGAACCACGCTTTAAGTTCAGCGACAGTTTCCGTTTTAACCCCGGTGATGATCTTTTCCAGGT